ATTCATCAAATCCAGATATCTCTATAGCACTGAATTTAAATTCTTTTGTTATTGGATCTATTCCGCCCTTTAACCCTTTTTCTGTCTTTATAGTTAATGTAGAGGGAAAATTTTCAGAATCTATAGAAGTATTATTTATCTCTACAGTTTTTATTTTACCTACTGCATCAATTCCTCCTAATAATTCTTGTTTAACTTCTCATACCATTCTAGGAGTTGCAGCTACTCCTCTAATAACATTTGGAGAACTTACATCTACGTTATTGCTAGAAGGTTCTGGTTCTACAAGTAATTCATCTTGTAGTTTTACATGTCCATATAATTCTGTAGATGCTCCGCCATATTCAGGCTGTGCTGATAAGTGAATTTTTGGAGTAGCTGTACCAGTAACGTTTCCTTGAACATCCCCTATAATTTGCCCATCTGTAACAGTTAAATTTCCCTTAACAGTAGAAGATCCTCCTACATTCATTCCTCCTTCTATTGTCAAATATTTTGACACTGGATCAAAACTAAGTCCTAAGGCTTTCCTTACTGGATTTGTTTCAGCTTGAGGATTACTATTGTACCCTATTAATAAGTTATATGATCCTGAAACAGTATTGGATGTTAATTGTTCGACATAATCTCTTATCTTTATATTTCTATTACTAGCCCCTGTTAAATGTCCTCACGCATCTACTGTAAATCATGGTATAGTTATTAAACTAACATTGTCAGATGAAGCAGTTTCTCCATATGAACCAGATGTTATAGTAGTTTTTTCATGAGTTAATTTTTTTAAAATTGAGTCTCATTTTAAAGGATACTCAGTATTAATAGATGTTAGAGCTGAACTAGAAAATATGATATTGTTTCCATCACCTTTTCTAATGACTATATTATCACCAGAAGAAGACATAGTAAAATTACTAAGTCCTATTTCGACCTTGATGATATTATTTGTATCTGTAACATAGACTCCTGGAGATCCTATACTAAAATAATTCCCCATGATTCAAACCTCTCTAGTATCTTCTATAAATACTACAGGATTTAAACCCTCGGGAATATTTGATATCTCTCTTTGAAAAGCAGCCTTAGTCTTTGCATAGATTATTTTGCTTTCCATTTTTTATTGTATAATTTCTGTCTGTAGTAGTTTATCTATTTTTCTTAATGCATTTGAGATAGTATCATCTTGTTGTATATAGAAACCACTACTGGCTGTTTTTAAATCTGTCCCATCAAGAATGGGGTTATCTTTTATTTTATGATTATTAATTGTACTATTGTTCATGACTTCTTCTAAAGAAGTTACTCTATCTATGACTTCATTTAATTTATTCATAACTAAAGCATCGTCTACAAATACAACTCATTCATTACCATCATACAATTTTAAAACCAAATCATTGTAAATTCATACATGATAAATTGTCGGAGGTTCTTGATCTCCTCTTCAAATATTTACTTGTTTATTGTTTATCATACTTTATATATAATTGTCCTAACCCGGAGTTTACGGTTCTATATAAGTGATAGACAATTCCATTAATTAATGTATTTCCTATAACTTTAAAACCTCCTAAAATATTATCTACAAATAGTCTAGCATTTCCATCATTTGGGATATACAAATATACAAATTTATCCGTAGATGAATTAACTATCATTAAAGAATTTTTAGTTTTAGTCATAGAAGATATTATACTATCTGTTCCATAATAATAAGCATGTACTTTTTCAAAAGTAATAATTTTATTATACCACTTATCATTCATTTTATAAGAAAAATGAATAGAAAAAGAACTATCTATATTAGGAAAAGAATATTCTCTACTAGAAGGATTTATAGATATTCCATTTATATAAACTTCCGCAGGATTATTATAAAAATCTCAGGTAAGAATAATAGTTTGTGGAGTATCACCAAAAAACATAGAAGTTTTATTTAACTTAATTCATTTAAGATTATAATCCTCACTAGTTTCTAACCTTGCATTGACTCATTCTGTAGAAGCTACTCTTGACGAATTATCATCTATTTCTGGAAGAGTTGTAGTAGGTATTCCTTCTAAATTAGGAGAATATTTATTTAATTTTTGACTTAACTGTAAATTAATATCATTTGCTCATTGAGTTAATAAATTATTTATAGTTTCAGTATGACTATTAAAATAATCTGTTAATTGATTATTTATATAATTATATAAGTCTTGTTGATTTTCTATCGAGCCAGTAATATTTCCTCAGACCAATGAATATTCTTCACCAATACCAAGGTTATATCTAGCCATAGCTCGTTGATAATCATTTACTAATTCAGAAAATAAATTTTCTCGTTTAAAATAATCTTCTACAGATGCATCTCCATAAAAATCTTCAATTCCACAAGATCCTTGTAATAGTGTATCTTCTTCAGTAGTATTAGTTTTAGGAATATAATCTAACTGAGGAATTTCAGAGTCATCAAGTAATTGAATACTAGGTTCTTTTTTAACCAAAAGATTAGTTTCTTCAGTTACATTTACTAAAGAAGTATCTTCATTTAAATTTATAAATTCCATTTTATAATATTACTATTTGATGTGCATAAGTAATAGGGTCTAAAAATGACAATATTGTTGCATCATTAACTTTATGTATAGACTTAGTTATTGTTGTAGCAAAATTAGTATTACCTATTGAAGAAGTATGAGAATAAATACTACCTGTTGTATATGCTACACTTTCATGAAATAAATTATCATATGTATTTCATAAAAAATGAGAATTATAACATCCTTTTATAAAAGTATTTCGTATAAATTCTGCTTCAAATATATTATTCTGGGTAACACCTATAAATACATTATCTCAACAATCTTCTTTAAATACATTATATTCACATAATTCATTTTCTGAATTATCTTCTACAATATTATTATTCTTTATCAAAGAAAAAGTGTACAAGTCTAAATATTGTGCAGTAATAGGAATTGTTGTATTCCTTAACTGTTCTCTAGTCCTTCTAAATTTTATATTCTTAAAGTCGTAAAATGCAGAATTTCCATTAGAATCTTTTAATCAAGTAATCTTTCCTTTTGTTCTAGTTCCATCTTCTAAAATCTCTTGTGTTATATCATAATTAATCTCCCAATCTTTCCCCAATATACATGCTTTAGTATCTAATTTATTATTATTAATACCAGTTACTAATAATCTATAAATAGGCGATGGATTTGGAGATGTATTATGTCCTCAACTTATTTTATTTGCTCCAGAAAAAGTATTAGAATTATAGATAGTTTGATAATCAGTGATTATATATCTCCCTCCTACTATTATCTGACTTCTAGAAACTAATTCTAAAAGTGCAGTATAAGTAATTTCAATTGGAGTTATTTGTCCTGCTTCTCCAGTATATTCTATAATTCCGATATTCTTTCTTAGCTCTTTCTTTTCAAATTCTGTCAGACCAGATAATAAATCTCTTTTTCTAAAGTATTCTTTTAGATCTGACGTACAAGCATATCTATTCTTTGGTAATGTCATATTAATTATTCATTAAAAACTCATAAATAGGTCCAACAGTATCTATATCATTTCATGCTTGTACTAGAGAAATCATATGGATTATTTTGCTATAATCATCGTAACGACCATATGATGCTCTAAATAATCATTCGTCAAACTCTTCTATAGTTCGAACTTTTAAACTATTTACATCCACAATTATTAGATATTGTTTTTAAATTTGTGTTCCCACAAAAATTGTTACATCTTCAAAATTTTTCTAGAAATCTTTGTGCTTCATAAAGTTTACCCATATCCAATGAATACTTGATTATGTTTATGAACATTCACATTAAATCTCTGTCTTTAACTTTTTTGTCAAAACTATCATTTGAACATATTTCACAATTATTACCAACCTTTGGAAGATCCTTTAAAAGATCTTTCAATAAAGTATTAAAACAATTATTTAAATAGTACATTGCAAAAGTATTTTTATCAGATCTTATTATAGTATTAGTATCAGCAGGATACTCGGCAGCTATAACGTCTAATGTTACTTCTGTATTAGTAGTAGGTCCTCATAAATAGAATTTACCATTATCGTAAAAATATACTTTACTATATAAATTAAAATTTTCACCTATTTCTAATGCATAGTCAATCCATACTTTAGTTGGTAAAATAATGTGTGCAACTCTATATAACCCATCTTTATCTAATTGTATTTCTAGCCTATCGGTACAACACTCCTCGTGATTAACTATATGATAACTTTTAGGAGTTTCAGTACCTTCAGCATTTACATAATATATTTTGTTTATTGTTATAGAATGATCTCATCTGTATGCTCTGTGACTTATAGATACATTATCTTGTGATAGATATTGTCCAGCATCAGATTCTAATCCTTCTATTAATAATCCAAATTCTCCTAGTCTTGATATTTTAAATATTGATTCCATTATGCGTTTACTATTTCGTCATTAAAATGATTGCTGTCATATAATTGAAGTATTTCTGCATCAACTCTTTTCTTTTCATTTTCAATTTTCTTATCATTAAATTCTTTTGTAGTCTTAGCTTTATACCATTCAATTTCTTTTTCATAATCTAATCTAGATTTTTCAAGATTTATTTTTTCTTGATTAAGACTTTGAACTTGTTGTTGAAGTTTTTGAGCTTCTGTTTGAAGTTGCTGCATTTGTTGATTAGCTTGTTCAAGTTGTTGTTGCATTTGCATAACTCCCATACTTTCTTCTCTTTTCTTTCTAAGAGCAGTAGTAACATCTTGCTTCATTTTAGTAAGACTTTTAGAAGTAATAATATCAATTACAATTTCTGGATCTATATTATTATTCTTAGTAAATTCAAAACTTAATTGTTTAATAGTTTCTGCTTCTTGTATTACTTCAGAAGTTTCAGATATATTTATATCAAAATCTGTTAGTGTATAATGTTCAGGAAGTGCAGTAAACACTTTATTTAATCTGTCTCCTAAGATAAGAGTTCCAGTAATTCCTTTTTTATATACAACTTTACACATATCTAATATATCTATCAACATTTCTCTAGTTATTAAATCCATCATATAGAAATATTGTTTAGTAATATGTGTAGATTGTCTTATACCTACCTGAACATTAGTAACTGCGTCTCTTTGTTCTATTCCTCCTAGTTTTTCTCTAAATACTCCAGTAATTGTACTACAAGTATTTTCGATTCTTTCTAAAGCTAAGTCAAGAGCTTGCATAGCTTGATATGATATAGTATCATCATAACCTCCAAATGTAGTATTCATTGGTGGTATACCCTCTTGAGAGGAATCTATTAAAGCTGAACCTTGTTTCTTATATGCTTTTCACTTCATCAGTCTCTCAGTAAGGTCTGTACCTAATATTGTTGGTAAGTATGCTAAGTCAATCCAATCTCCTTTTGATCCAGATTCAGATATTAAGTTATCTTTATAAAAGTTTATAACATCTCATTTATCTTGTAATGATGCTGTAGATAATATTAAAGAAAATGGTTCACCATTTCTATCGGAATAGAATACACCATTAACTGATAATGTGCAATTTGTTGGATCACTCATAGTTCTAGTAACATTCTTTACTTTTCCTATAAGAATATAAATATCTCCACCAATTCTGATTCCTCTATATCTGTTAGTTATAAATTTTCCTTTTTCTTCATCTACTTGTAACCATTCTACATCATAAACTGGAAATCTTCTAAGCTTATATCCAGAATTAAAATTATATAATGGAGTAACTTCAAATCCCCCTAATATACCATCAGAATCAGGATCTACTATACCTATTACTGAATCTCCTAAGTTTCTAATATAAGATGCTTCAGAAGTTTTTAATAGACTAGAATCTAAAGAATCTATATTTTCCCGAGTTAATAATTCTCCATAATTTCTAAGAATCTCATTTTTAGTCATATAATCTCTTATAACAACTCTTTGAGAATTCTTGTGAAATTTAGAATTAAAGTTTCTATCTAAAAATGTATGAAGAGGATTAAGTACCTTTAAATCCACATTATGTTTAGAAGGACTTTCTAATGTTCTATAGTAACAAGTTCCAGTAACTAATAAATCAGTTAATATAATCCTTCTATTATTTACAAAATCTATATCTCTTGATTGCATGGATCAATCTACTACATTTTGAGAAGCAATTTCATATTCAGATATAAAATTTTTATCTAACCTCTCTTGAAGTTCATTTAGTTCTTCAGCTAATTTAGGATTAGAGCTATACTCTTCATTTAATATATTTCGTAAGTGTTCCTTTATTTTTTCTGCAATATGATCATTAACATACTTCATTCTATCTTGATTTATTTTAGATAAAGTATTTTCGTCTTTGCAAGATACTTTAGGTAATACTGGTATAGTTAAATATTCTCCAACTAACACATCTACGTGTTTTCTTACAAGTGGAACAAACTGTACAGATGTTGGAGTTCCTATACCATAATTTTCTTCTAAGTGCCTAAATTGTTCAGGATCTCGTTTTCCATGATAATAATGATAAGCTTTTATTAGTTTTATTTTTTCGTATACTAATTCAGTTATAGCTTTATCAATGGTAGAAATAAGAAGCTGATCTTCTTCACTATATTCTTTTTGATCGTTATATTTCATATTTTGTCAAGTTATCTTTTCTTCTTACTTGATAGAAATAGATCCTCATATAATTTCTAGTTCTTAATTCTTCACGTATAAAATCTATAAATTCTTGAGGATCATCTGTTTGTAAACTTATAGAAGTTGGTATTAAATCATCGGGAATTCCTAATACTAATGTATATATTCCATTTTTAAGTAATACTTCTAACCTTCTATTATAAGTCGCACTGTATAAACTAATTATACAGTCACGAATTTTGTTTTCCAGTTCTTCTATGCGTGTTTCGTTCATTGTCTGTTAAAGGTATTTGTCCATAATGTTTATATCCATTATCATCTGTTCATCACCCAAAATTTCTAAAACTTTTTTCTACATCTTGTCTTTCTGTAGGCTTTTTAAAAGAGATTTCTTCATCAGCTAATTCAACCATTTGCATAGCTGCAACAATATCAAAGTTTTTCTTCTTTTCATCAGAATAATTTAATAATTGTTCTAGCATTTCTCTAAATCTAATTGTGTGTGAATAGTCTAAACAAAAGTCATATACTAATTCTCTTCCATGATTAATTGTTTTCTCATTGGAAGGTGCGCCATACATATTAGGATTAGATTTTGAAACATCTGCTAAAGTTGCTCTTGGGCGTTTCATTAATAAATGTATGTATTTTTTATCTCTGAAGTAAGTTAATATTGCAGTTCTTGTAGATTCAAGCACCGCTTTAGCTCCATAATAAATAAGTAATTTTGCAGCATTCTCATATGCTTCCCTAGGATCTCTAGGTCTATCTTTATATATTGCTACATATCCTGGATTATCTAATCCAAGAATTCTTTTCTTTATAAGAATACAGAAATCTGATAATTTACTAGAGTCTGTGGTAGCTGAATCTTTTGAACCAATATCTATAGAGTCAATTCCACCTACATATAAATTATTAAAACCACTTCCTGTTTCTCCAAGAATGGGATGTTCAGTTATTAAGATATTTCCATTTGAATCATCTCTTCAATTTACTTTACCAGTTCTCTCTCCATTGGAATTTGTTTCTCAAGTAAGGTATCCAGCTTTTGGTTTTTCAACTGTTTTATATACTTCAATTGCAGTAAGTTGTTCAGCAAGTTCTTCTCTAGGAAACATATTATCTTCCTTTTGAATAAGTGCTTCTTCTATAGTAAAACAATACTCTGCTTGATAATCAATTAAATCTTTTGGACTATCAGCTTTAGACTCTCTTACTTTATTATATCATGCTATTGCTTCAGTTCTATTACAATATCCTCTATCGTCTATAAGAGAATATACAATTTTATATGCAGGAATAAACATTCCAGTAGTTATA